GCGCTAAAGGCGGCGGACACGGGCAATTGGCCAGAGTCGCCCGATGCAAAGGCAGCACGAGAGGAAAGGGAAGGTGAATGAAGTTCGACCTAGACAGCCTGAAGGTTCTCTCCGCTGGCAGTGCTGGCGTGGGCAATTGGTGGTTGCACGTGGACGTTATCCTCAAGGTGGCGATCTCACTGGCGACGTTGTTCTATATCGTTCTTAAAATTAAGGAGCAGTTGGAAAAATGAAAAATAAACCGGGATATAAAACCACAGAATTCTGGCTGACTACAGTGTGCAGCTTGGTCGGAATCCTATATGCAAGCGGGGCTGTCTCGCCTGAAGGAAGCGACGGCGTATCCAAGATAATCGCGCTGGTAGCCAGCGTCTTGGCAGCTATGGGGTACACCGTGGCGAGAGCCAAGGTTAAATCTGGATCTTAGGTTTGCTATGGTGGCCGCTCTGTTAGCCGCTTTGAAGGCAATCCCACGAATAGTGGATGCCTTTGAGCGGCTGGCAGATGTCGGAGTAGCCTATGTTGCCCAACAAAGGAAAGAAGCCAAGGATGAAAAGGTGGACTCTCTTATTGATGATATTATTGCTCGTCGCCCCAAGCGTGGGGTGCCTGACGACCAAGCTTGATGGATTCAGCGAATTAGTGGAGGCGAATCCACAGGGATTTGAAGATGCCGTGAATGGGAGTTATTGTAAGGATGGATCAGATCATAGCGAAAGATTCATGAGATCCATGAGCAAATATATAAATGAACTGGAGTACAAGCTAGAGAAGGGAGATTAATTACCATGAGTTCAACCTTAGAAAACCTGAATGAAGAAGTCTTGGGTTCAATCCATGAAGCCCTAGCCAACGAACTCCTGAGTCGTATTAAAAATGGCGAAGCGACACCTACAGACTTGAATGTTGCCCGACAATTGCTTAAAGATAACAATATTACTGTGACACCCGCAGCAGGAAATCCATTGTTAAACATTGCCGAGGAACTGCCTTATGACGCCGAAAACATCATTAATCAGAAAGAAGTGGGTAGAGAGCTCCAAGAAGTATCGGGCTAACAACTGGGACTATAGATTATGGTGCATGGTAAAGACACACAGCGAAAAAAAGAGAAAGAAGCTTTCCATAGATCGGACATACATAAAAAACCTCTGGAAGCAACAGAATGGTCGTTGTTTTTGGACTCAGGTTCCCATGATTACCCACGGTGTGAATAGGCATCCCCAGAAAGTAAGTCTAGATCGCATTGACTCCACCAAGGGTTACTCCCCAGACAACGTAGTGTTATCCTGCTTCTTCGCCAACTTCGGCAAGTGTGACACCGACATCAAGACCTTCTTTGAGTTTCTAAAGCTTCTCAGGGAAACCTTCAGTTCTCTCAGGGTCGAAGCCTACGAAAACCTGCTTCCCAAAGATGATGAGTAAGCTGACCAGCCACCTTGGAGACAGTTTCTTCATCCCAATGCTTGGAAGGTGGGAACACATGAAGAAGCTCGTGAATCAAGGTATCGAGGTATTCCTTGGAGTTTTGACGGGGATCAACCAGCACCAGTTTCTCGTCAGGGTAGCAGTATCCCATAGCACCCAGCTTACCCAGCTTCTTCTCCTGAACTCTAATGCCTTTCTTTGGGCCTCTACGGCGTCCTGTAGGCGTTTTATTGGTTCGGTTGGCCATCACTATACCCCTCGTATTAAAGCCTCGCTATGAGCCGCTCAAGAGCCACTATGGATTCCCGCCTTAAAGACTTCAGGAATTTCCTGTATTTGGTCTGGAAACACCTGAATCTTCCAAAACCCACGGAAGTCCAGAACGACATAGCCCACTACGTCCAACATGGGCCAAGACGGGTGGTTATTCAAGCCTTCCGTGGTGTAGGCAAAAGCTGGATCACCAGTGCCTTTGTGTGTCACCAACTATTACTAAACCCCAAGCTTAATTTCCTTGTGGTTAGTGCATCAAAAACAAGATCAGATGACTTCAGCACCTTTACCCTGAGGTTAATCAGTGAGATGGCCATATTACGGCACCTGAAGCCTAATGAAGACCAGCGTTCCTCCAAGATTAGCTTTGATGTTGCTCCTGCTCCAGCTGCTCATGCTCCCAGCGTTAAATCAGTGGGAATCACAGGTCAACTCACTGGTTCCCGTGCTGACATTGTGGTAGCTGATGACGTAGAAAGTGCTAACAATAGTATGACCCAGTTAATGCGGGATAGATTGGGTGAGACAGTCAAGGAGTTTGAAGCTATTCTAAAGCCTAATGGTCGTATTATCTTCTTGGGAACACCTCAGTCTGAAGAAACACTCTATAATTCTCTCTTGGAGAGAGGCTATGAGACTCGTATTTGGCCAGCAAGGTTCCCAGATGGCTATAGGAACATCTATGGAACGCGGTTAGCTCCCAGTTTGGCTGACAAGATCGACAATAACGACACAACTCCGGTAATAGGGAAGCCCGTAGACCCCTGTAGGTTCGACGAATTCGACCTCCAAGAGAGGGAAGCCAGCTATGGTAAGACCGGGTTTGCCCTACAGTTCATGCTGGACTCTAGGTTATCTGATTTAAACCGTTACCCACTGCGACTTTCAGACCTAATAGTGCATCCTCTGGACTCCGAAGTGGCCAGCCCCAAGCTAGTATGGGCTAGTAGTCCTGATCTTGTCCTAAAAGACACACCCAATGTAGGCTTTAGTGGTGATTATTATTATAAGCCTATGGAGATTATGGATGGTCACGAGAAATATACGGGATCTGTAATGGCTATTGATCCCTCTGGGAGAGGCCAAGATGAAACTGCATATGCTGTAGTCAAGATCCTTGCTAGTCAGTTATTCTTAACAGCAGCTGGAGGAATCAAGGGTGGCTATGGCCCCAAGACTCTAGGTACTTTGGCCCATATAGCTAAAGAAAACCGGGTAAACTACATATTAATCGAGAGTAACTTTGGTGATGGAATGTTTGCCCAGTTGTTGAAGCCGGTTTTAGCTAAAGTTAACTATAGTGTCTCTATAGAAGATATTAGAAACAACAAACAAAAAGAACTACGGATAATAGACACGCTTGAACCAGTGTTAAACTCACATAAACTTGTGGTTGATCCTAGGGTAATCAAGAGTGACTACGAGTCATATGGGGAATCCGGTATTGGGGAGAACCTTAATTACCTGTTGTTTTACCAGTTGTCAAGGATAACCCGCGATAGAGGCTCATTAAGGCATGATGATCGGTTGGATGCGCTTAGTATGGCGGTTGGCTACTGGGTTGAGCACATGAGTAGGTCGCAAGATGAGGCTATTAGGGATATCAGGGCAACTAGGATACAAAGGGAATTGGACAGGTTTTCTGAAGGTGTTTTTGGGGGGAAACCTAAGGAGAATCTATGGGTGAAACTTTAGGCTGTCAAGTAGTAGTTGATCCCTCTTGAAGAATCCTCATTATTTTTGATAAAAAAGTTCGAGAGGGTTATCACGCTCTCAGCGTGTCAGATTACCCCCGTGATACCCTCGGATTTACATTTATTTTCGGTGATTCTGCACCATCTGCTGTTAATTGTGAGGCAATCTTGATTTCGTTTTTGTTTTGCCAGAGTTTCGTGTGTAACTGTGGATACATCTGTATTTTTGCTCGGGCAATCCCGAGGATATCTGATATAACACTATCATACTCTTCACAGCGCCGACCGCTCCCTACGACGAAGAACCGACAGCTATGGGCTGTCGAACCTTCATCGAGACTCGCTTTTGCCGGCCAGTATCCGCTCCTGCGGTGAGCTCAGTTCAAGTAGCCACGACGAACACTCACAGGCACACCGCTAGCAACCTCCGTGGCAACCAGTGTCCACCAGTGCCGCACCCCGACAAATCGGCGCTGTTATATATTCGCATTTAAATATCTTCAGCTAAGAAAGCCGAAGCACCCCGCGAGACTTACGCTCATCCTGTTTCAGTGAACTTTCTTTCTGATCGATCTCCAAAACGTTGAGCTTGCCCTTGTCTTTGTTCACCATAAGCCGTAAGCCACGTTTGTCTAAGCGTGTGTCGCATCATTGAGCACAATCCCCACGGAAATCAGGGTTTTTGGTAGCCGTGCATCGGCTTTCTTTGGCAACCCGCAAGCTACGATTTAGCCATTTCTACTGACAACATCAATCAGTCTGAACCCTGAGCTTTCGGTACTATCATATTGAATATGGCTTGCTGATTTTCTCCTACGAGTTTTCC